CCGACTTTATAATTGAGCGGGCAATACGCGATTCTGCAATAGATTTTTGCAGCAGGTCAGATATCTACATGCCTGAGCCTGAATTTATGACGGTCATTGAGGGTGTTAACGAGTACGCGGTATCTCTGCCGTCAGGTACAGAGTTAAATCACATAATCGACATATTCAGCAACACTACTCCGCTTAATCCTATTAGCTACAGTGAACTATTGCAGCGGCTCGGAGACGAAAGCACAAAGGGCGCTCCACAGTACTATGCCCAGCGTGACAACACAGACTTCTACTTAGCCCCTATCCCCGCAGCAGCGGCTAGGATTCGCGTTATGTACTCAGTCAAGCCTACTTCGACCAGTACGAGTATCCCCGACACCGTTGGAAAAGAGCATAGAGAGTTAATCACTCACGGTGCTTTGTACCGGCTCCAGATGATGAGTGCTCAGCCGTGGTCAAACCCAAATGCTGCTGGAGTAAATAAGCAGCTATTTGAGAGGGCAGTAGGTCGAGTGATTCGCCAAGTGAAATATGGCTTTAGCGGTGGTTCTTTAACCTGCAAATCGAGGGAATTTATTTAATGGCATATTTAACGACCATTGATCTTGTTCAGGGAGATCAGCTTCCCGAGATAGAGATGACGCTGAAAGACAGCAATACAGCTGCCTCGGGTGTGCTACTTGATACTGACGATCCGACCACGTTTGCTGCATTAGACCTTACCGGAGGATCTGTCCGAATGAGGGTTAGAACTGTTGGACAAACAGGTTTGATCGACACGCTTATCGGAACAGTTACCGCTCCAACTGAGGGGAAAGTAACATTTGTATTTGACTCGGATACCCTAGCCGCAACAGGCGTTCTGGAAGGTGAGATCGAGTTTACCGATTCAGCAGGTCGAACACAGACAGTCGTTGATTTAATAAAGTTTAAAGTACGATCACAGTTCGGATAAGCCAATGGCTATCCATGCTTCGGTAAAGTATCGGTCACTTAAAGCTGGTGTTACACATCAAAAGCTTCAATTAACTGCGTCTATAAGAAAGGCTGCTGTTGCAGTCAGCCAGAAGAATGTTGTTGCTTCAATATTAAGCCGCCAGATATCCCCATCATTTAGCTTCGCAAAGCTTACGGCTATATCTAGCTGGCAAAATCTTTACCTGTATGACGTTCACGTTAATGCCGAAAGAACCATATACGTATTTAACGACTCGTATGCGTTCTTGGATGCAGCCGTATTTGTCGTTGATAAGTCTCTAAGCGATAGCTTCGGGTTCTTGTCTGAGGCTCCGGTGTTTACTGTAGGTAAACAGTTAGCGGATACATTTTCTTTTTCAGACGTAGCGTCCTCACATCCCAACAAGGGTCTAAGTGACCTCACTGCACTTGCCGATTCGCAAGCCTTTGGGGTAAATGCCGAAAGGCAGTCTGTCTTTGGATTTGGTGACGCTGCTTCGTCTCACCCTAATAAGGGGCTATTTGATCTAGCTACCTTTTCTGACTCACAAAACTTTGATGTCAACCGTGCAGAGCAGTCAAGCATTGCGGTTTCTGAGGATCTGTCATTCCATTCTGATAAGGGTGCAAGTGATCTCTTTGAGTTCTCTGACGAGCAGGTTTTTGGCGTCAGTGCTGAAAGGCAGTCTATTTTTGAGTTTAGTGATACTACCTCGGCTCACCCTAACAAGGGGTTATTTGATCTTTCTACATTAATTGAATCTCAAAGATTTGATGTTAACCGTACAGCGGCGTCAAGCTTAGCGGTTTCTGAAGCTATATCCTCACACCCAAATAAGGGCGCAAATGATCTCTTTGAGTTCTCTGACGAGCAGGTCTTTGGTGTAACAGCCAGACGGCAGTCAGCCTTTGCCCCTCTTGACCAGCTCACGGTAACAAGACAACCGTACAACTTCGTGTTCTCGCAAAGCGGAGACGTCGTTACTGTAACCGGTGAGCCTGATGACGCCTTTGGGTTTGCTGATGGTATCAGCTCATTCTCCGTTAGCAAGTCGCTACAAGACTTTTTTGCTTTGGATGATTTTGCTCAAATCAACAAAGACGTTGAAGGAGTTAAATCAAACGTATTTGGCTTGATCGAATACCTAGAGTCCAGCTTCGGCAAAGTTATAGACACTGATCTGCTCGGTCTTATTGACCAAGCATCTCTTGCCCCATTAAAGCGTCTAGCAGATTCCACACCGATAACAGACGTGCTGGGCTTGCATGCTTCAAGGCTCTCCACGGATGAAACTGCGCTCGACGACGCAGCGACACTGTCTTTTGGTTTGGTAAAAACTGACAGTGCAATTATCCTTGAGTCCTTAGAGTCAAATGTCGGTAAATCGATTCAAAATCAATTGTTTAGCTTGACCGATCAATCATTATTTGCTTTGTCAAAATCTGTCGCAGAGCCTATAATACTAGAAGAATTATTGACTTCCCATGCGTCGAAGTCAGTTTCAAATACAACTACGCTACAAGACGCAGCGACACTGTCCCCACGGATCGGAAAATCTGACAGTACATCTATTGTCGATTCTCTTGATGTTGAGCATGTAATAACTGGTGCCCTCCTTAATCAAGCGCTTATCGGCAATATTATATTGAATGCTGATTAATCTGGAGACATACCATGATCGTTGATGATCTAAAACTAAAAGGGCGCTTGACTGTTGATTTAGTAGCAGCAGACGGCACCATCAAAGAAACGCAAGAAATCCCCAACCTAGTAGTTACTACTGGAAAAGTGTTTGTAGCTTCACGCATGGCTGGTACTTCAGCTAGCGTAATGAGCCATATGGCAATTGGTACATCTAACACCGCAGCAGCGGCTGGTGATACCACTCTTGGATCTGAGGTAGCTCGTGTAGCATTGACTAGCACAACTGCCAGCTCTAACGATGTCACTTATGTAGCAACCTTCCCTGCTCAGACTCCTTCCAGCTCAGCTGGCGTTGTTGAGGCTTCGATCCTAAATGCCAGCTCTAGCGGCACAATGCTTTGCAGAACTGTATTCAGTGTTATCAACAAAGCCCCAACAGATAGTCTTTCTATCACATGGGTAGTCTCAGCTAGCTAGGAGCCATAAATGGCGATTCAGTTCTCGAACCTAGCTAGCACTACGCTGGCTAGTGGCGTTTCCTCTACGGCAACGTCTGTCAGCGTTACAAGCGCGTCTTCATTCCCAACGCTGGGGAGTGGGGATTACTTCTATGCGACTATAGGAGCGGGTTCGGGATCAGAGATCGTCAAGGTTACCGGCATATCTGGGACCACCTTTACGGTGTCTCGCGGGGAAGACGGAACCACAGCGGTTAGCCACTCAGCCGGTGTTGATGTGGCGCTTCGGGTTACAGCTGGCACTTTGGAAGACTTACGTGACGGCGGTCAGGTCTATACTGCGGGCAGCGGTCTCGGTCTTTCAGGCAACGAGTTTACAAATACTGCGCCAGACCAAACAGTCTCTATCTCAGGATCGGGTTCAACCACTGTTACGGGAACGTACCCCAGCTTTACTGTCTCCAGCACCTCTTACAGTCACCCATCAGCCCACCCGATTAGCTTTATCACTGGGTTGCAGACTGCATTAGATGGCAAGGTAGATGACTCTCAAGTCTTAACCAATGTTCCTTCTGGCGCTTTATTTACTGATACCAATACGGTTTATACACATCCATCTGCTCACGGTATTAGTTTTATCACTGGGCTACAGGCTGCGTTGGATGGAAAAGTAGACGACTCTCAGGTTCTAACGAACGTACCATCTGGTGCTTTGTTTACTGACACTGTTTACACGCTACCGTTTACAGACAACTCCGCGAACTGGAACACAGCCTATGGCTGGGGTGACCACGCGAGTGGGGGATATTTAACTAGCCACCAGTCTCTGTCTGGCTACGCCACCGAGACATATGTCGGCAACCAGATCACAGCGCTTGTTGACTCTTCACCCGCCACAATGGATACGCTTAACGAGCTAGCAGCTGCATTGGGTGATGATCCTAATTTTGCTACTACGGTATCAACTAGCATTGGTACAAAGTGGACGCAAGATAACACTAAGATTTCGCAGTGGAACACAGCTTACACCTATTCCCAAGTAGGTCATGTTGAGCTAGATGGTACAAGTATTATTTCAGGCAGCAGTGCTTCAAACGGAACCAGAACTGCAATGGTTTGGATGCGAGGAAAAGTAGGCGACTCTGTAAACCAAATAAATGTTCAAGGAGCAAATATTGAGTTTGGTCAGGGTGGTACTTTGGATACTACTCCAGCATTTAAATTCTCACACCAAGGGGTTCTTACAGCAACAGGCAGGCTTAACGCTTCGGGCGGTAATTCCGATCAATGGAACACAGCTTACGGCTGGGGAAATCATGCTTCTGCTGGGTATCTAACAAGCTATACCGATACTAATACGACTTACTCTATCCAAGATGGAGAGCTTTCGCAGAACAACTTTACCGACGCTGACCACACTAAGTTAAATGGTATAGCCACAGGTGCAAACAACTACACGCTTCCGTTCACTAATAATAGTGCCAACTGGAACACAGCTTATGGCTGGGGTAACCATGCTTCTGCTGGTTATCTAACAAGCTACACCGATACGAACACTACTTACTCTGCTGGCACTGGCATCTCCTTGTCTGGAACCACGTTTAGCCTGACGGACACTAACGCTAAGCTCAATCTGTCTGGCGGTACGCTGACTGGCAATCTACTTGCAAATCACGCAAGTCCCACGCCAATACAGATAACAAGGTCTTCTGGAACAAATATAAATATAAAATACTCAAGCACTTTAGGCACTACGTATGTTGGTCAAGGAGCAAGTGCTGGTACGCTACGTGTAGGAACGAGCGCTGACTTAATAGGCACAGGTAACGAAGTCTGGCATTATGGAAACCTTCCTACCTCAAGTGTAGCTAACTGGAACACAGCTTACGGCTGGGGGAATCATGCTTCACAGAGCTATGCCACTCAGTCCTACGTTGGCACGGCTATTAGTAATCTTGTAGATAGCTCACCTGCTACGTTAGACACGCTCAACGAGCTTGCTGCTGCGTTAGGCGACGACCCTAACTTTGCTACTACGGTAACAAACTCTATTGCCACCAAGCTGCCATTGGCTGGCGGTACGATGACGGGCGCTTTAACGCTGTCTGGCAATACTACCTTTAACAACGGTAGGGGTGATTTTTACTTTGAGAACAACGCTAATTCTAACGCTAGTGGCGCGGGTATCACGCTTAGAACAGGGGTTAATCCATCGGGGGACGGCTCAATCTTTGATGTTCGTTCTTCTGGTCAGGCTATCAGGTTCTTTGTTGGTCAAGACCTTACATCGTCTGGGTACAATCCATTCTACGTCGGCTTAAACGATGCAATCACCGGACAAGGCGCTGCAAGTAACTACGCTATAGAACTCGCAACCAACGGCAATATAAATACTAGTGGAGTAATAACAGCAACAGGCGGAAACTCCACCAACTGGAACACAGCTTACGGCTGGGGTAACCACGCAAG